CCACATCATCGACCTTTGCCTGACCATCGGCGCGCAGGCTTTCGGCCTGGCCCTCCGGATCAACTCGCCGTGCCGTTGGGCGCTTGACATACTCCATTGCGGCGCCGGCCTTGCCTGGGGTCTCAAGGTCGAACAATGCATTGACATCAATGTCCCTGCCGCTCACGGCCTGGGCCACCGCGCTACGCAACGCACTGTCGCGCACGGTCCAATCGGCGGCCTCGGCGGTTTGCCGGGCAGTGCTGATGGCGGCGCCGAGCGGGCGTTGTTGGTAGCCTTGCATGATCTGCTTGGCCCTGGCCTCGATCTGAGGGCGGAGACGTTCAGGGATCTCCCCGCGCTCGATCAGGCCAAGGTCGCGGTGGTCAAACTCGCCGGCACGGTTACGCTCGAGCGTGGTGTTGATTTCTGCCTGGCGGGCGCTGATCTGCTCGCGCTGCACTGCGATGTCCTGGCGGGCGGCGCGCTCAGCTTGCTTGCGGCTCATGCGCTGGCCCTGGTACTGCTTCGCCAATTCCTTGAACGTGCTGTCCAGATTCATCGATTGCTGAGTGAGCGCCAATCGCTCTGCGTGCAGGTCAGCTACATTGCCTATGCGCTCTCCAGTCAGAGCTGGACGGATCTCGTCGATGGCTTGGCGCTGAGCGTTCCGGTACAAGTTGGCGCTGTCTGCCTCCAGTTGCCGGGACAGTGTTGCCCTGAGCGCCGCTTCCGGATCCTGGTCAAATAGGCGGTCAAAGTCGGCGGTGCGCAGCGACGACGGGGCCGAGTCCTGGCGGGCGGAATTAAGTACGGTGTCAACAGCTGGTGTCTCCGTTGCCAGCCCGCGGCGCAGCGCATCCGATACGGCGCCCCCCACAGTGTGCAGGCCGCCGCCGAGCACACCACCCAGAGCGATGTTGGCCAGTGAATCGGATAGACCGTACTCGGTCTGGTCCATGTTGGCGGCGATCAGCGGCAGGGGCTCGATAATGGCGGCACCCACCGCGCCCTCGACCGCGCCAACCCCTGCACGTATGCCTGCGCGCCCCAGCGGCCCAGATGCACGGGCCAGCATGGCGCTATACCGTGCAGGCCCAACGACCGGCACGAATGCCGACGCGATATTCAGCGGGTCAATCAATGACGCGGCCAGGCTGGCGGCAATCTGCGTGCCCATAGAGCCGCCGGCGGACCGGGCCAGGACCTGTTGGCGGGCGGCCTGCTCGCGGTGGCGGTTGACCAGTACATCAAGCGCGCCCTCGCGAATGCCCTGATCGGGAATCTTGATTTCCAGACCCATGCCGGCCACGCGATCCCTGGCTACCTGAGCATCCAGCATTGGCGTATCGGGCGCCGCGCGGCCTTGGTCAGGGGCAAGGTAGGACTCCGGCCCCATGACCATTGCCCGGCCTTGCTCCTGCTCGGTCAGCTCTTCAGTCCTGACCAGCGAGTTGGTGGGGTTGGTGTCGAATGCGCCGCCGAATGACGCATCAAACACTTCGCCTGCGTCTGCAGGGATGTCGAGCATCGTCCGCCGGCGCAGGACCGGCGCATCACCCGCAAAGATCGTCATGGCATGATCCCCATCGGGGCGACACGGTATTTGCCTGCATCTTCAAGGCCATCCATCTGCAGCTGATCCCAGGTGCGGACGATTGGCTTGCCGTCCTTGCCCAGCAACTGGTAGCCGTTGAGCGTTAGGGCTAGGCCGCTTTCATCATTGGTCGGCACCCATTGGCCGCCGGACTTCAGCGCGTCGATCAGTTGCTTAGCGTTGTCCTCGTCAGACACGCCTTTGAATCCAGGCAACGGCATCAATTCATCAGGCTTGATGGTTTGCAGTGCGCGCTCAGCACCGCGGCTAACGGCGTTGGTGTCCAAGGTTTTCGGGACGCGATAGGTGCCGAAGAAGTCGTACTTGTCATTGACCATGCCATCCACCACCCGCTTGGCGGCATCCTTCGGGCTTTCCCCCTGGAGAACGTAGGAGGTCGCCGTGCGAAGTGCTGCCTTGTACATTGTGCTGTAGGTACTGGTTGCGCCAGCCTGGCCCTGCAACGACTCGGCGAATGGCATCATGGCCTCTTGAACGTTTTGGCTGATTTCGTCCTTCTGGCCTTTTTGCAGGCCGACATCCAAATCCTTGTTCGGGATCGAGGCGACCGAGGCCATCCGTTCGGCGATATCCTTCGGCAAACCGGTGGCAATCACCTGGGCCTCAGCCGGCAGCTTGGTGCCGACCTGCTGAAGCACGGACGGGAAGTCTTTCCCCCATAGCTGGGCCTGTTGCTCAATCAGGACGGCGGCATTCTCCCCACCCTGAACCTGCTGGTTGAAGTTGGCGGCCAGCTGATCGGCAGCCTCCTTGGGCAGGAGCTGAGGCTGCATCACGCCAAGACGGCGCTGCTCTGCTATGGTTGCAACGGCATAGGCCTGGTATGCCTCGGGCGTTCCTTCTTCCTGGGCGGCGGCGAACGCTTGGCGCACGATCGGGCTGTATTTCGTCGCGTACCCGGCCGGGTCTGTCTGCTGCTGCTTGAGCAAGCCAACTGCCACACCAGTTAGGTGCTGGTAGAGTTGCGAGTCTTCTTTGAAGCCCTCGGTCGCGATCCCGCCCTTGTCTGGCTGGAACTTGGTGAGGATTTCCTGGCGATCTTCAGGCGATGCCGTGGCAAATTCGCGGATGGCCGGGGCCACTTCCTGGATCTTGGCGAAGGATTTGTATTCCTCCTGGGCCTTGTCGCCATACGCCGCCCTGAAGTCTGCGATGGTTGGCGGGTTTTCGAAGTCCAGGCCCTGGGAGTAGGCGGCGCTGGCGTCCTGTACGCGACTGCTCAGCTCCATGCGGTTGATGGCCTGAATCTGGCGGGCCTCCACCTGGCGCTGGCGGGCCTCGGCTTCCAAGCGGCGGAATCCTTGATCAATGCCGCTGCTGGCCCGGATCTGGTCCTCGGCGGTCATCGTGCCCTTGAGGGATTCGAAGTAGCTCTTGGCCTTCTGTGGGGAGTCAACAAGCATGCGTTGGATAACCGCGGTGGACATGGAGCTGTTCGTTTCCAGGCGCTCAGCTTGCGCAGCCTCTGGTGACAGCCCGAGGCGCTCGGCACGACTCGCCAATACGGCATCGATCTTTTGCCTGTACAACTGAACCTTGGCTGGGTCCTGGTACTCGAGAGCGGCGCCCTGCAAAGACGTCTCAAGCTGGCCCTTCTCCACCTGGCCGTAGTAATTCTGGCGCTCGTTGTACTCGTAGCGGTTCAGATCATTCGACAGCGAGTTACGCCGACTGGCGACAATCTGGGCGTAGCGGGCTTTTTGCGTATCGTTGGTCAGGTTCTTGGCGATTTCTGCCTGAGCCTGCTCAAACTGCTCAAGAGTCTGGTTGGTTACATCAAGGGCGTTCTTGCCTTTGCGGGTGTAGACGCCACCCTCGTCGTACATGGTCTTCTGTTGCCATTTGGTCAGCTGGTTATCGGCGTCCATTAGCAGCGCTGTGTCGGCTTTCTCGCGCTCCTTGGCTACAAGGATCTCGGCGCCTCGCTGGAAACTGCGCAGGCCAGCCTCGATGCCTGAGTTGTCCGGCGCAACGCCACGCAACTCAACGGCGCGCCCTGGCTGCTGCTGGACCTGGGCTGTATCGAACGTCGGGACCCTCATGCGCGACCCCCTGCGAACGAGCCGAACGCACTGCCGAGGCCGCCAAGGATTGAGCCCATGGCATTGTTTCCGGCATTGGTGCGCGTCTGGATGGCGTTTATCCGGTCCTGGTCGGCCTGGATGCGATAGCCGTAGGCCTCGCGTGCGGCATTGTTCTGGATGGTGAGCGCGTCCAACTCGCCAATCATGGCAGTGTCATCCTGCAGCTGGGCTGCGCTGCCGCTGTTCACGTCAATGCCGTTGGCGGCCTGCACGGCGCGCTGCGTGCCGACCGCCTGCCCACTTCGCACGCGCTGCCAGTCTGCTGATGTGTCACCAGCGAACACGGTTTCATCGGCCGTCTGATCTTTCAGAGCGGCGTTGCGGTTGAGCATTCCGGACGTGAACGCGCCTTGCTGCTTGGCGTTCTGCGCCCCCATCATGCCGCCGACCAGGGATATGGCAACCGGTATCAATGCCATCCAGCACATAGTCAATTCTCTCTATTCAATGTGAATGGGTAAAACGGGAATCCTTTTGGCCCGTACGGGACGGTCGGGCCAAAGGCGAACCCCAGCCACTTCAGCCAGCGAATGGCGGCTGTGTTGCGGGCGTCGACGTAATTCAGCAGGTGAGCGTGCCGGGTAAGCATGCCCTGTACCTCCGGCTTGCAGACCTTGAGGAATGCCCGGGCGTGGCGCTCCACGTGCACGGTGCTGATCAGCCACGGCACACCAACGGAGCCCAGGATGCTGTAGGTTGCATCACCGAACACGGCAACCACCTGGCCGTTGACGACGATTTTCTTGGCGTTGAGGCTGTCGGTGACGGCGTCGAGCAACGCCTCTCCCATGGGAATGCCGAGGGCTTCGGTAATCTCGTCGATGTCAGCCTGGCGCACCAGGGGCAGGATGGCCGGGACATCCTCGGCCGATACGGGCAAGACTTCAGCGGCCACCAATGGTCACCTCTGGAATCACGGCCAGCACGGACAGAGGCAGAGGGTCTGATTGACGGATGAATACCCGCCCCTTGCCGTTCCAATCGTTGGAGATGTTGATTTCAACCTGCCCGGTGATCGCGTCGAGCGCTTGCTCGTAGGTTTCCCGTTCAGTCTTGGCCTCATAGAGAGAATTCTTGTCCTTGCCCGCAAAGATCCCTCGCGACTCTTCCACCATCACCGTCAGCGACGTCACAGCGATTTTCTTGTCGAGCACTGTCTCGTTCCCGTTCTTGAGCTCCAGATCGAGGGTTTCCATGTCCGATTGATAGGGTAGGCCGATATGGGCCACGCCAGCCGCTTCCTGAAGGACAACGCTTCCATCGGTAACCACGCGCTGCGGGTGAACGCTTCCATCAGCCAGGATGGAGACGGTCTTTCCTTCAAGGTGGCTCAGCCCGGATATTGTCTTTGCCATGCGCGACCAGTCAGCAATTGCGTGGCCGCGCAGTGTTTCCGGGCAGACGATCAACAGCTTTACGGATACCACCGTAGGACTGATGTAGCTGGTGACCTGGACCCGCACCCCCGCTGTCGTGACTTCGCCATAGACATCGGTGGCCTGAAACCGAATTGCGTACTCAACACCAACGCTGTCAACGGTAAATGGGGTGTGCCCACTGGCGGTCATGGTCACCACCTCTGGATAGATCCAGTTAACGCCGCCAGTCAGCTGCATAGTCTTTGAGATATCGGTGTTTCGACCGTCATAGGTCAAACCGCTATCGACAAAAAACGCATTCTCGATTGACAGGACCTGGCGCGTAGCCATGCGTTCGACATAGCGCTTCTGCACGCCGTTAATAGTCCGGCGCACCACCATGTATAGGGCATCTTCCTGGCCCTCTGGGATGCAGGCGATTGACTCGACGAAACCGTCCGTATCGTGCCAGTGCCAGCCAACCAGCTGTTGCTCAGGAAGGTAGGTCATGCCCAGCAGCTTTCCGTCGTCGCGCACATACCAGACGATCGAGTCAGGGATCTTCTGGTAAGCAACGCTGGTCAGCTCATAGCCGCGGAACAGGTGGGCACTGAACAGGGTCAGGTCGCCGGCGGCAAAACCGTCAGCCTCAAGCGAGTAGCCGAACGAAGAGACGCGACTGCCACGCGCCTGGACATAGACAGCGCTATTGCCCACCACCACTGGCGGGACTATGGCCGATCCGTCATACCCTTCCTGGCTGGCCTGAATCGACTTAGCGGTCAGGCCTGAGTCGCCACCTGTGAATGTCCACTCGCCGCCCGAGGTGAGCCCCAGAAGCTTGCGCAGGCCAATCAGGTGCCGGACCTTGTTCACTTCGGTGCTGGCAATCGTGAAGGTGATCGCGTCATCGTCCTTGTTCGGGATCGAGTAGCCAAAGTTCTTGAACAAGCCGGTCTTGCTCATCCAGAATGTCTGAGGACTGAGGTTGCTTCCAGCAAACACCAGGCGCTGCTGAAAATAACCAACGGCGCCCGGGTAGTTGTTGGCCCCCACGAATGGATCTGCCCCGTTTGGGGGGGTGTCGGTCTTCACGGCCGTGATGTTGCGGTCAGTAAACGTCAACGCTGTGGCACGACCGATGAAGCCGTAGATCCCCGCGCCGGCGTTATCCTTGTACACGATGTAGTACGTGGCGCCAGTCACGGCCGGCCAGACGATCGTGGCCGAAGCGGTGTCGGCGAAGATCGTCACGGCGTTTGATGTTACTGGCAGCGACTCGTCGATGCTGTTGCCATCGTCCAGCACGGCGGTGACTTGATAGCGCCAGGATTGCGTAGCCCCGGTGCCAGCCGTTGCGGTGGCTGTAGCCGACGCTGGTGGAGCAATGCTAGGCGCAAGGTTCAGCTCGGCTGTCGTCCAGTTGTCATGGGCCAGGCGGCTCAGCTCCCGAGGTTTGTACGACGTATGAGCAAAGGTCATGACGTCGGCAGACTGGGTGTAGTTGAGCTGCTTCAAGTCAAACTGGGTGTAGGGCATTGCGATTTGGTACGGAACACCGCCAGAAATAACCTGGCCTCCGTCTTTGATGACGCGCATCTGCAGATCAGAAAATTGCAGGATGTATGTCTGTTCGTCGTTGAACTGGAAAGGGATTAGGCGGGTCAGCTTGGTTGAGTCCGCCACCTCGCACACAAACTTGGTGCCTGGGCGGTTTCGCACTCCACCATATGGCATGACCATGAAGTTTCGGCACAGCTTGAGCCCGGTGTAATACCGTGCAATGTCGGTTCGAGCGCTGGCAGATGGGGACAGTTCGCCGGCAGCAAACGTTGGCTGCAAGGCACTGGTCATGAGCGCACCGACACGAATTCGGATTCAGGCTCCGGATCGTCCTGTGATTCTTCAAAGGCCGAACCCTGGGCCCGGGTCTTCGCCATCTCATACTGCTGCTGGCAGTATTGCTGCAGGTCTGGCTTAGAGCTCAGCGGCAGAGCCAGGTCTTGTCCGATGCGCCAGGCTAGGGCGTCAGCGAAAAGTGGGTCGAAGAATGTCGGGTCTTCAACGCGAAAGGTGAAGCGCACGCCGGCCTCTGCCTGGTCGGTGTGGATCACGCGACCACCTGAGTCATAGCCAATCTTGTACGGGATCTGCTGATCGCTCGACATTGGCCGGCGCTGTTCGGGGATTATGATCTCCCGCACCTTCAGACAGTCGGCCGGGTATCGGTAGCGATACGCCCAGCCAGGCGCGGGGCTGCCGATGTCGGCCAGGGTCACGATTGACTCAGCAAACGGCCAAGGGAAGTCAGCAAGCACCAATTCGCGCAACGGCTTGAAGAACACGCTGCACAGCTCAGCTGCCTTGCTCTTCTCGGTGAACGAGACAATCGGCTGAGTATGCGCAACCCGCGAGAGCGCAATGTTGCAGATCTCGATATCGCTTGGCATTCGGGAACCCCAGAAATGAGAAAGGGCCCCGAAGGGCCCTAGGTTTGTTGCGGTAGATCAGGCGTCCGGCAGGTCGCCCTGTGCATCCTGAGCAACGGCAATGGCGCCACCCTGGTTCAGGCGCTCGGCTTCCTTCTCGGCCTCTTCCTTGGTGCCAGTGAAGGTGCCGACCATCTGGCCGGCAGCATCCTTGACGACGAACTTGCCGGCACCGCTTCGAGCGGCGCTGTAGCCATCAGCAGCCGCCTGCGCGCTCTGAGCGGACGCCTTTCCGCTGGACAGCTTCAGGTTCCCGCCAGGGCTATCGATTTCCAGCAGGACAGTCTCACCCTTCTCGTAGAGCCGGCCGTTGATGAACGACCGTTCCAGCACTTCATAGCGCTTAGGCATTGGTCTGCACTCCAGCGACCACGCCGGCAGTTACTTTGCCCAGAGTGGGCGCGGTGCCGGTCACGGTGTAATTGACACGCAGATAACGCTCGGTCTTCTGCGGCAGGGTGATGACGGGGGTCTGGTAGCCAAGCTTCAGGTCGGCCAGCGGAACCACGACCTGGAACAGGGATCGCGCGGAGCTGAACGACGAGTTGTCATCGGCCTGCAGTTCGATGGTGAGACTGGTCAGGGTGTTGAATGCCTCAACGACCTGGATCAGCAGCGGAATATCACCGGCGCGACCAACGTCCTTGGTGTCGCCGCGGTCGATGATGTCAGTCGATGCCGCTGTGGCAGTGATTGCCTGGGCGTTCGACATGAGCAGCTTTGCGTCAAAAAGCATGATGGATTCTCCAGAAAGAGGGAAACCGCGCAGTCTTAGACTACGCGGGCTTCAGTGTTGAGAAGCGCGTCAACACGCTTGATTGGAATGCCCAGGAACTCAGGAATCTTCTTACCGGCGTATTCACCGATGGTCAGGTTCACGTTCTTGGAGTTCATGGCCTGCAAGTGCAGGAAAGTTTGCATGGTGCGGTTGGCGTAAATGACAGTCCGGCCTTCGCCCTGCTCTGGGTTGTCCAGCTGGTAGTAGGCCTTGATCATGAGCTCAATGATCTTGGCGCCGGTTGCCGCATCACTGGTTAGGGTGGTGACGTCGATGTTGGCGATACGGGCGTTTGCGCGCCAATCGCGGACCGACATGCCGATGTCCCACTTGAAGTGATCGCGATACGCCTGGAATTCGCCGCCGTTGCCGTCAGTGACGGTGTCTTCGCCCAAGTTCTTGTGCTGGAATCCGGCCACGCTGCCTTTCGGGTACAGAAGGTGCGTGGTCATTTCGCCCCAGGTCACAAACCAGATCGACGCATTGGTGGAACCGGTGCCCCCCGCATCGATGATGTTGGCGCCCGACTCAGCCGACTTGTCGTTGTAGCGTGGCGACAGGCCCAGGAACGCCTCGGGCTCGGAAGCGGTGTTTCCGTAGAACATGTAGCGCGAGGCCTTGTTGTTGAAGCCTTGCAGCTTCGCGATGTTCTCGGAAACACGAAAGGCGTCGGCATTGCCGCTCAGGTCGGCCAGGGCTTTGTCGACCTTGCCGTAGTCTTCCATCATGCCGGTGGTGTCCAGTACTGGCACGGTGGTCGACTTGCTTGGCTGTACGCCCTTGTTGAACAAGCGCCATGCTGGCTCAGGGATACCAGAACGCATGGTGGTTTTGTGCTTGGAGCCGTCATTGCACTCCTGGTATTCGGCGTCCATGAGGATGTCGTTACGCTTTGCCATCAGCTCGACGATCTTCATGATCTTTTTCTGACTGTCTTCCCTGCTGAACTTGTCGATCAGGGTCGGCATGGTGGAGGTGAGAATGCCCATCTGTGTATCTCCTACATGGTTTCAGGGCCTTACTTGAAGGCGTCGATGATGCTCATTTCTTTTGGTGCAGCGGTTTGGCTGCCGGGCATGACAAATTTGTCTTCCGACATGGCCTGGCTTACGCGGTGACAGAACTTGAACAGCGCTGGGTGATTCCCCAGGCCGGTGTTGCTGAGCAGGTCTCGCAGACCGTCATCGCCGAACGACTGAATTACCTTCACGGCGCTGGCTACGCTTTTCTCGTAGTTGTCGCCACCAAGCTCTGGATCGTTCTTGACCTGGCTTGCCCACTCCTGGCCCTGCTTGAGCGCTGCCGCCTGGTACTCGTCAGCCTGCTTGGCCGCCAATTTCGCTTGGAAATCAACGATCTTTTGGGCCTTGTCCTGCGGCAGATTCAACTCCTTGGCGAAGGCGGTGAACTCGCCCAACACCTCGGAATCCAGCTCCATGCCTTCTGGCAGCTTGAAACTGGCGTAAGCCTCTGGCGCGCCTTGCGGCTCCCCCTTCGGCTTGCCATCGTCGGGTTTCGCGGGATCCTCTGGTTTTGCCTGTTCACCTTCGGGTTTAGGGTTGGTGGCCGCTGGCGCTGCTGGAGGGGTTAACATCGTGGATTCGGTGGTAGGCGGTGCCGGCTCAGCTGCTGGCGCAGACACGCCTGAGGTAGTGCCGTCGGCTGGGGCTTCGCTCATCAAGACGTGGCCCATCAGTTTCATCATCAGGCGATTCAATTGGATTCATCCTCTACAGGCTTGGGGGCGTTCTCAGCAGCCATTACCGGGAACAGCGCCGGACACAGCTGATTCACTTCGCCCAAAAGAAAAAGGCCAACATTGCGTTGGCCTTCGTTGAAGTTCATGACCCCGCCGTGGGGGTTGAATGAGGGTTCAAACACCTTGCACTGCCCCATCAAGCGCCACATGAATCTGCGCCCGCGCTCATCGTTCATGAGCCAGCGGAAGTCAGCGGCCTGCTTCTGACGCTCAGTTCGCTCCGCCTGCTCGCTCGCCTCACGCAGCGCATCCAGGTCTTCAAGTCCGTCCATCAAACAGCCCCGGCAAGTTGAGTCAGGGCGTTATCGCCCGATGTGTCCGTCTCGCTGAGCATCTGCGCGCCTTGGATGACGCTGCCGAGATCCTGCTGCATCTGCTGAGCCTGCTCCGCCTGGGCGCGCTGGTCGCGGATCTGGGCAACCATGTCGTCAGCACGTACCAGGGTCGGCGGTACGCCGATCAATTCGAAGTACTGCCGCATTGCCTCATCAGCATCCAGTAGGTCGAGCGGCGACAGGCTCTGCGTGGTGGTGGCAACCTGGCCAGCGAAACCAATTGCACGCTCGATGCTGGATACGCCGATCGCCTTCTGCGCCTGGGCCAGGATGCTGGTGAACTCGACACGCAGGTCCAGGCCTGCCAGCTCCTTGGGTGGCGGAGGCAATAACGGGGCGCCAGGGAGCAGGCCCATCCAGCGCGGCACGGACTGTTCCAGCATCTGGTTGAAGTACATGTCCACCAGCGGGTCGAGCAGGTCATCGGTCTGGCGCTCAAGCACAGGGCCCAGCATCAGCAGCTTCTCTTCCTTGCGGGTGGCGATCTCGTATGCCGTGCGAACGCTGTCCATCTGGCTGATCATCAGGAACAGATCCACGAAGAACGCCGTGTCGATGATCTCGCTGTCGGCCTGGATCTCACCGCGCAGCTGGCCAAGCCATGCGGGCTGCACGTCATAGAGCGGTGCAAACTTGGCGCCGTTCTGCATGTCGTTCAGGTAGGTGATGCTGCCCGGCAGGATCGAAGCGCGCTGGCCCTTGAGGCTGGATGGGGCGCCCATTGGGGGCCTGACGCCCTTCTCTAGCAGTTCGGCTTTGCGCATTTCCATCAGCTGCACGGCCTTGGTGGACCCGATGCACATAGAGCCAGGGCCGGTTCCGTAGACATCCTCGCCCAGCACATCCCACCGCGGAGCCATGACCGGGAAAGTCTTGAATCCGGATTTGCGCAGGATCGAGTCCTTATCGCTGCTCTTCTCCCAATACACGGAACGAAACGGCATGTTCTCGTTATCGGAGAGCTTGGCATCCCGGCCATCGTTGGGCTCGATCGCGTGGCAGATGTCGATCCAGGTCTCCGGGCTTTTCTCGAGAAAGCCCCGCGCAGTCGGGCTCATCTTGTCCTTGCCGAACTGCTGCTCCATCTGGCGAGCAGTCATGCGGAAGTCGCGGTAAAGCGTGTCCACTTGGTTGCGACTGTTGTTGGCGAGCATGTAGCTGCCCACGGCCAGCGGGTATGCGCGCAGAAGGTCGTCATCATCCGGCTGCATCACCATCGGAGCTGTACCGAATACACCCTCTTCCGTGTACCTGTTGGGCAGGACGCTGTAGATGTTCGATCGAGCCATAACTTCACGCATAGCCGTCTCGGCTGCGAACAACCATTCCTTGACCGGAGCGAAGTCCATCAGCGACGGGTCTGGCGTACCGAACTTGACCCACGGCGACGCGGGGTTGGTCATGCCTGTGTGCATGCCAGCGCCTAGCGTGCGGGCCGCAAACGATGCCCGCGGGTTGATGATCTTGCGGTCCCGGCGCTTGCCGCTGTTGGTGTCCTCGTTGTTCCAGCGACCAGAGCGCGGGCTGATGAAATCGCCGAGCTCCTTCCACTCAGTCAGCCAATTGGTATCGCGCTCTTCCTTCAGGCGCTTGTACCGCTGTTCGAGGCGTTCGCGCAGGGAGTCAGCCAACTTACACCCCCAGCAGCGTTTTCTGGCTGGTGTTGGCACCACCCAGAACGCCAGATGCGCCGGTCAGGATGGTGCCGTTCTGCCCGGAAAGGGCCAGGCGGCGACGGCGCTCGGCGTCTACGGCTGCCTGCACTGAGTCGCTGCTGGTGGTCGGCGCGTTGGTGCTGGCTGTGCCCGAGCCGGTCATGGCTTCGGCCGCGGCCTTGTCGCGCTCGGCCTTGTTCAGGAAGCCAGTGTTCTCACCAGTCAGGTTGGGCAGGCCCAAACCCTCCAGGATCACGTCTCCGCCGCGCAGAGGGTCCAGGTCAACGACTTTGTTGACCAGCTTTTTGATCTTTTTGCCGCACATGCTTATGCCTCCGCATAGGGATCGTAATTGGATTCGAAATGGCCGGAGTTATCGGATTCGAGCTGCCAGCGCTGCTGGGCGAAGCGCCGCATCATGTAGGCGTATCGGGTTGCTGATAGGATGTCGTCGTTGAGCTTGACGATCTTTCCGTTCTCATCGCGGTGGTAGCTCATCTTCTCGTCGAAGAAGTCAGCTAGGTGCGAGAACACCTTGAACCTGCCGGTGGTCATGCGCTCGTACAGCTCAACCAAGCCGATCTCCACGCCTACACCACCATCCGACCAAGTGGCGTGAACATCCAGCATCTGCCATCCCGCATCGACATAGGCCTTCTTCTGTTGCTCGCCCGAGGATTTTTCAGACTGCAAGCCATCTGAAGGCCATGCGGTTGGTACGTTCTTGGCCCAGGACTTGACCGTCCCCCACACCGTTGATGGCGTGACGCGCGATTTCTTCCAGGCGTGGGCCAGGTAGATCACATCGGCCTCGATGTCGATCCATAGCTGCACGTGGGCCTGTGGGTGGTCCCAGCCGAAGTCCATACCATTGATGACCCAGAAGTGCGGCGGGCATGGGAACGACTGACATTTAATGTCTTCATCGCTGAAGTCGAAGATCAGGCCGGTACCGAGCAATGGAAGCCCCTTTGAGCGCATATCGCGCTGCCACTCCGGATACATGCCCAGCAACTTGCGCTGGGTGTCCTCGGTCAAGTGCGGCGCATCGGCCCATGTGGCGCGCTGGATGTATTGACCCTCGGCAGGGCAGTCCATGAACTGAACCACCAGCTCCGTGCGCCCGTTCTCAGGTGTAAATGTCAGGATTCCCCGGCCGCCGTTGCCCTTGTCACCGGTGGCGGTACGCGTTAGCACCTGCGGGTAAATAGCCTTGTCCCGCGGTTCTTCGTCGATGTGGTACCAGTCGACGCTGTCGCCCATGATTGCGTGCTGCCCCTGGCTGTATGACCAGAACTGCACGGTGGAGACGCCGCCTGATGCGTGCTTGACCGTGATCTGACGCATTGCGCCCGATGTGCCAGTGGCTGAAAGGTGACCAACAATTCGATCGGCTGGCACCAGGCCGCCGGACCACTTGCCACCCTCCAGCGTTCCGAACAGAGGCGTTTGCAGGAGGTCACGAGTCTTCTCCATCGAGAAGCCAAGAAGCCAGCACATCGGGGCATGGCCGAATTTGTGGCCCTCCCAGTCATCCGGGTAGTCCCCCAGGAGGTGCATTGCGTCAATCGTCAGCCCGGTTCGCGTCTTGCCTACACGGTTCGCCGCCATGAGCATGCAGGACGTGTGATCGGCAGTTGCCTTGACGAACTTGTATTGCCACTCGTACAGCGTGTCGAACTGCAGCAGGTACCGACGCTTCGCATCACGGCGCTGCCTTTCTTCAAGCAAGGCGAGTAATTCGAGCTGCTCAGCTCTATTGGCCGGCAAGCTGAGCGATGCGGCGCTCAAGTTCTTCGTCCGTCAGCTTGCTGCGATCATCAGGCGGGGCCGCCTCGTCATTGATGCTGTAGGCCTGGCGCTCCAAGGCAACCAGGTTCTTCAGTGTTTCGCCCAGGTCTTTCATTGTTTTGGTGCGGGTCGGCAGCTCAATGACTTTCATGTACAAGTCGTTGCGCCTGTCCTGACCCTTGTCATCTTCACTGCGCATTAATTCGCCAAGCTCTTCAAACAACTGGCGGTTATCCGTCACGGACTCAAGCTCATCCAGCAGCTTGATAGCCAGCCGACGGGAACGACCGATATCTGTGCGGTGGGCAATCCGAATGTCAGCAATGACCTGGGCATTCGCCTCAACGATTCCGCGCTCGGTTGCCAGCGCCTCCGTGGAAACCTGCTTGGAAACCTCGGCTTTGGAAACCAGTGCATCGGCCTTGGCCTGAATCTTCGCCTTGAGGTTGCGTTCCCATCCGGCATTCTTTGCACGCTTGTTGATTGCGGTATGGGACACGCCGCATGTAGCTGCAATCTCGCGCACTGAAAGAAGGCCGGCGCGGAAAAGCTGCTCTACCCGCTCCCAGTCAGTCGCACCCTTCTCGGTCATGGTTACTCATCCTGCTCAGGCGCAACTGGCTCTTCGGCAACAGGTGCTTCTGGCTCAGCCTTCACCTCTTGCACCCACAGGTAGCGGGAGAAACCTGCAGTCACCTTGCCGTTGGTGATGAACATCAGGCGAACACCATCCGCGCAGTACTCGATCGAATCAGCTTCGACGGTTACGTTCTCTTCGTAGGTGCGGACTTTGAAGGTAGGCATCGCTCAGTTTCCTTTCCTGCAAACTTGGTTGATGTAGTCCTGAAGCCCACTCAGGGCCCGGATTGCTTCGTCACCGTCGTTGGCGGTGGCGACAATTCGTTCAGCAGTCGCTGGGTCAAGTTCGGCTCTCGCTTGATCATCATCCATGCCGGGGGTGGAGGCGGTGGCTCGCACAGCGGGACACTTGGCGAGGACTGACAACCGGCGATGGCCAGTAGCGAGAGCAGCACGAAGGCTGGCATTGGTCTGGTTCGCACGTTCACGCTCCTGGGTGTGTTCAGTGTCGAGCTGGGTCAGCAGGCGCTGGGTGTTGCGTCGGGAATCGGCCACGGACTCAAGCGTTTTGATCGTGGCCGCCGACTGCTTGATGACCTCAGCCTGCCCCTGGATCTTCTGCCAGCCGCCGTAGATCAGCAGGCCGCAGGCGACCAGGGCTGCAATGAGGTAGCGGAGCATGGCGGGATTCCTTACTCGGCCGCGCTTGGACCGGCGACACCTTGGCCTGACAATGAATGCTGGAACAGGCGCTCTTTCAGCTCGTACCCCATCAACGGCCAGATTTTCTGCTCGGCATTGGCGCGGGCGATCTTGCGACCGGTCTCGGCGTCGAAGTTCTCAGGGCTGGCGCACGCGCTCTCGCCAGTGACGGTGAAGCCGTTGCGCAGAACCAGAACGCAGAAAGTCAGCAGATCCAGAGATGATCCTGTCCGGACACTTGGTGTACCGCCTACTGGATGAACATCACCACCGTTCCGGTAGGCGCCGAGGACGCCATCATGCGCTGTGAAGTAATGCTCACTTTCAATGTTCGCTTGCAGGTCTGCCGGATTGATGCGCGGCGCGGTCAGGCCCTTGGCTTGGATTTCTTGCTCAATCGATTGATCGTTCACGGAGCTTGCCTCGGTGGTGGTGAGTTATTGAACTGCCATGCACTTGGCATGGCGCTCGATCTGGCGCTGCCAGACGCCCCAACACCGTTTGTTGCCCGGCGTGGAACAGTCGAAACCGGCGGCGAACTTGTATTTGAGCAGGTCGCGGCAGGCCTGGGCGTAGTTGTCCACCAGCAGGTCGCGGCGCATTGAGGACTTGCGCCAGGTGCCAATGCCGTACTGGCCGACAAAGTCCATGTACAGGTCGAACTCTTCCTGGTGGAGCTTTACGCCCGGCAGGCTGGCAGCGAACTGTTTCTCGGCCTGGCTGTTCAGGTTGCGGGCTAGGATCTCGGCCCGGGCCCGGGTGATTGTGTCGGTCATCTTCACCGGCCTGCCGTCTTCCCAGTGGGTACTGCCATGGCCAAGAGTCGGCACATCGCCCTCGGCGGGGATCACAGCGTGGTCGGTGAACCCCTCGCTGGCCTTCCAAGCGCCGAAGCCAACCATGCTCAACGTCAGCATGCCCACAGCTATGCGCTGCCGCATGGCGTTCATCGCTGGCACTGCTCGCGCAAGGCCTTGATGCGCTCGACGCTCTCGGCGTGCTCTCGGCGGTCGCGGCGGATCTGGAAGTAAGTGCTGATGACCAAACCCAGCACGGCCACTGCTACGCCGGCGATGCCGATCCAGTTAACCTGGGACAACCAGCCGACCAGGCCAGCAGCACCGCCGGCGAGCATCCCCTTGTTGGCCACTGAAACACCCACCACCTCTACGATGCTCTCAGGCGTCGGGTTGGCCATGCTTGGACTCCTACTTGAGGCTGCCATGGTGGGCCTCCAGAAACGAAAAAGCCCCGCACGAAGGCGAGGCTCAAGGGTGAAATGATGGGCACAAAAAAGCCCGACTCAATGGCCGGGCTTGTCTGGAG